TGATCCAGGTAAAGCAGATGAATCCTAAGAGATTTAAGTTAGTTCGTAATAAAGATGTGTCAGGAGTATCTGGACTTGGAATTGTTGGATACGGTGTTACTTTTGCTGATTACAAAACAATTCTTTGGTGGGATACTGCCTGGCACACTATTGGTGTCTATGAATCACCTGAAGAGTTACTTGAAATTCATGGTCATGACGGAGCTACTGAAATTGAATGGATTGATTAAGATTGGAGGTAAAATATGTCTGGATGGAATCTATTTTGGACAGTCGCAGCTATTGTACTTCTAGTTTTGTTAATTATGTGGTTGGTCTAAATATATGAAGATTTGTAGTCGCTGTAAGGTCGAAAAGACGCTGATTGAATTTCCAGTCAGAACTGATCGGCCTTCCGGCTATCAAAGTGCATGTTATCAATGCTTATCTGATAGGGCACGTGTTAAGTATGCCATTTCAGATAAAATAGCTAAAAGAGAATATAATAAAAAGTATCGAGAAACGAACAAACGACATATCGAATCTGGTAAATTGTTTGCAAAATATGGTATTACTCTTGATCAATATGACGAAATGCTCGAAGCTCAAGGTAGCGTGTGTGCGATTTGTAAGGGAGCACAAAAGAGCGGTAAAAACGGGGCTGTGCAACGGTTTGCGGTCGATCACGATCACATTACCGGAAAAGTAAGAGGCTTACTCTGTACTAACTGCAATACCGCATTAGGCAAGTTTCAGGACAACGTTGAAATATTAAACATTGCTATTGCGTATTTGCAGAATGGAGGTGAGTAAGGGTCATGCCAATCGTACATACTTCAACATTACCTGCTGGGGCTGAGTTTTCAGCGAAGAGAGCGAAAAAGGCTATTAACTTTATAGAACGTATGACCGTGCATACTAAGAGTACTTGGGCACGGAAACCATTTATTCTTGAAGACTGGCAAAAAGGTAGTGCAAAGAAAAACGATGAAGGGAAATGGGAATTAGAAGGAATTATTGCTCCTCTTTTTGGTACAATTACCTATTCAAAGTTTTGGAAGAAATGGGTTCGTCAATATAACACAGCCTGGATTGAGATGGCCCGAAAAACAGGGGAAGAGTGAATTAATTGCAGCTCTCGCCTTGTATTTGCTTATTTATGACGGTGAATGGTCTGCTGAAATCATTGGTGCAGCTTCAGATAAGAATCAGGCATCGGCAGTTTTTAATGTTGCGCGTGATATGATCAATCTTTCTCCTGCCTTATCTCAGTTGAAGGATAAAGGAGATTTGGAAATTATCGATTCACGAAAGCGAATCCTTTATAGACCAACGATGTCTACCTATCAGGTAGTTTCTGCGGATGCGATGAGCAACCTGGGTGCGAACCCTTATGCAGTACTTATTGATGAGGTTCTAGCTCAGCCGAATCGTGATCTGTGGGATTCACTTGCACAAGGTTTCGGTACACGTCCTAACCAATTAATCATTGGTATTACGACTGCCGGACCTGATCGTGAATCGTTTGCATATACAGAACACCAACACAGTATTAGAGCAGCGCTAACCGAGCCAAGTATTGATCCTAAGCGATTTTCTTTTGTGGCCTATGTGGACGAAGAAGCTGATTATGAAGATGAATCCCTATGGCATGAAGCAAATCCTGCTCTCGGAACATTCTTCGATATCCAGCAACTTCGCGATGAGTTGAAGACTGCCAAAGAAAAGGGAGATTATGCGGCATTGAATAATTTCCGCATCTTCCGACTTAATCAATGGGGCAATGACGCAAATCGATGGCTAGATATGACTATTTGGGATCAGAGCGAAGAAGCTGCTGGATCATTTGATCCTGAGCAATTGAAGGGAATTCCTGCCATCGGAGGTCTGGACCTTGCGTCCACTCAGGACTTAACGGCGTGGGTAATTGTATGGCAAACTCCTGAAAGAACGATGATTAAGCCTCATTTTTGGGTGCCACGTAAGACTTTAGGTAATAGACATCGAAGAATGCGTGAAAGATTCCTAGATTGGGAAGCACAGGGTTGGTTAACAATTGTTGAAAGTGATAGCCATGATTATGGTAAGATCACTGAGCATATCTTAGCAGATATTGAAAGATACAACATTACTACTATGGGATATGACCAACACCAGGCACCAGCGATCATTAATCAGATTGAGGGGAAAACTGATGTGCTTTGTATTTCCGTTCCGCAAACTACAACTCGTCTAAATCCTGGTTCGCAAGAATTGACTCGCCTAATGGGTATTCGTCAATTGACCACTAATCAAAACGGAATGATGCGGTGGATGGCTTCAAATGCGAACTATAAGCAAGATTCGGAAGGGAAAATCAAGCCAGATAAACTAAAATCACGTGCACCTATCGATGGATTGATGGCTTTAGTTACGGCACTGACTGTCCTAGTTGGACTTCCTGAACCAGCAGAGGCCAATCTGTTTGTGTTCTCGGACAATGATTTGTTCGGTGATAATAATGACTTTGATGATGATTGGGATTAGGGGGGTAGATCGTGGCATGGTATGACGTATTCCGCACTAATAAGCGGTCTGCCACTGAAACCAAAACAATTGAGTATGATCCAGAAGTCGGATTGACTCGTGAAGCCTGGAATTCAATGCCTGAGGAATTACGAGCAGTTCTGCCGTGGAATGTGTATGGAAATGAAGACGAAGGAACCAAAACCAATAGTGGTGTTTATGTAAGCGAGGACTCATCCTTTAAAATGGGTGTCGTATTCGCTGCAGTTACACTTATTGCTGATGGTGTTGCTTCCCTTCCTCCGCACGCTTTTACGGTTGGGTCAGATGGTAATCGTCAGGAACAAGATGTTCCACAGTGGATTCGCTCTCCGCATCCAGAAATTAGACGATTTGATATTTTTAACCAATTGCTAGTTTCTGCATTGACGTGGGGAAATGGATACGCTGCATTTCGTCGTCGTCCAAGTGACGGAGTAATTGTAGGATTGGATGTATTAGATCCTGCATCGGTTACTGTGGAATGGGACCCCAATAAGGCTGGATTCCGCAGATATAAAGTAAATGGCAGTGGACCTTGGTACAGTTCTTATGACATTTTCCACGTACAGGGACCAACTTTACCGGGCGAGGCAAGCGGAATGTCAGTAATCCATTATGCACGCGAGGCAATTGGATTAGGACTAACTTTAGAGGAATACGGTGCACGCTATTTCGGTCAAGGATCACAAGCCAAGATTGTTTTGGAAATTCCTAACAACGTTGATGAAGCAAAGGCGAAAGACATTGTCCGTACATTCGAGCGATTCCATAGAGGAAAGAACAACTGGCATCGACCAGCAATTGCATCTGGCGGAGCAAAGATTCATCAGATTACTATTCCGCCGGATGATGCACAATTCCTTCAGTCGCGAGAGCACCAGGCCATCGATATTGCTAGATGGTTCCGAGTTCCACCACACAGAGTCGGAATTGTAAGCGCTTCTACCTCATGGGGTTCCGGATTAGCAGAGCAGAATACTGCAATGCTACAGGGAACTTTTGGACCGTGGATCACGCGCTTACAGGATGCCCTAAGTGCTTATGCACCAGGGAATGAGGGATTGGGTACATTTATTGAACTCGATACTTCAGCCTTGCTTATGGGTACCTTCAAAGAATTATCTGATACTTGGGTCGGCTTGTTTGAAAAAGATGTAGCGACCAAGAATGAAACTCGAATGAAGTTGGGACTTCCAAAGGTTGCTAAAGGTGATCAATTCTTTTCCGAGATCGCATCAGCACAACAGCAGGAATTGGCTAAGGTGCAAGGTGATGCAATGTCACAGAATTCTCCTGATAGTCCACCATCTGCACCTAAATCTAATGCTAATTCTCCTGGTGAGGGTGGACGTACTAAAGAACAGGATCGATTGAGAAAGCAAGAAGAAGCTAAGCGCTCAATTCTAGATATTCTTAATGAGGAGTTTGAAGCTGCAACCTCTGAAGCGCGATTTAATAAGGTTCATTCTAAGAGTACAGGACAATTTGCTTCTAAAGAAGGAATGTCACCAGCTACTGATGAAAGTAAGGCTCGCTATAAGGAATTAACTGGTAAGTCTATTCCTCCTGCGTGGACTGATGTTCAAATTGCCGATAACCTAGAAACTGCTGATTTGCAGGTTTTAGGACGTGATTCAAAAGGTCGTCGTCAGGCTTGGTATTCAAAGGAACATACAGCCCGTCAGGCTGAAAAGAAATTCCAGCGTAATAAGGAATTGCAGCCACATCTAGGAAAGTTGGATGCAGCATTAGAACGTGACGCATTAACTAGTGATGAAGCAGGAGCTTTGACACTAATTAGAAGAATGGGAATGAGACCAGGATCTAATGCCAATCGTGGTGCAAAGGTTCAGGCACATGGTGCGACTAATCTAAAAGCAAAACACGTAAGTTTCAATGACGATGGCTCTGCAACCCTTGACTTCACTGGTAAAGACGGTGTCCATATTGTGCTTAAGGCTCATGATTCTAAGGTTGTTGATGTTCTTCGATCTCGCCATATTGGAAAAGATCCAGAGGAACAGCTATTTAATACTAATGAGGATAAAGTACGTCGGTACATGAATGGTGAAGGTGGAGTACCAAAAGAATTCTTACTTAAAGACTTGCGTACTAATCACGCTAATGTGGTTGCATTGCGAGAAATTAAGAATATTGAGACTCCACAATCTAAGTCAGATTTTTTGAAGGCACGTAAAGAGATTGGCCGACGTGTGGCAACTGAACTGGGTAATGATGCGTCGATGGCTTTAAGTTCATATATTAATCCGACAGTGTTTACGCCATGGGTAAAGGATGGGAGCTGGGTTGAATAATGTCAATTTATGAAGCACAGCCCTTTACTGCGGAAGAGGAAGCCGCTCTGCTAAAAGAATGGTTTGCTACTGTCGGATGGGATGAAGAATCGGATGGAATTCCGTCACTAGTTCCAGAAGTTGATGACGAGGAACCTCAATCAAGATCAGTTGATCCTAGTGAATTGTCTATGGATGATTTGATGGCAGAGCTTAGAAAGCGTGACCCTGAGAACCCTTTCTAGAATGGCACTCTTTGCAGTCCATTGTAGAGAGTGCCCCAGTCAAGCGGAGAGGCAACCCTTACAGGGACGCGGAAGGTAAGTTCTGTAGTGAATCTGGAGCTGTTTATAAAGTAGATAGTGAAGGTAGACTAAAGAAATACACCAAAAAAACTGGACCTCCTAAACTACGTCCTAAGAATGGTGGAGGAAATCCGAATCATGATAAGAGTGGTAAGTTTGCTTCTAAGTCTAGCTCTAAGGCAGTAAGTAGCACTTCTACTAAAACTGTGAAATCTGCTGTTAAGGCTAAGCCAGTAACAAAGACAGTTACAGTTAAAGCAGGGATTCCGCTTTCGTCTCACGTGGCAAAGGATCGTGCGGTTATTTCAGCTAATAAGAGAAAAGGTGTAAGTACTCAGCTGAAAGATGCTCCTGAGACCACAAAGGCTGTTCAGAGCGCTTATCAATTTACTTCTAGTAATGGCATGTATTCTAAGGTTAATTTGTCATCTTCACGTATTGATGGAGATGAGATTATCGTAAAGGGAACTATTCACAATAAGGATGGTTTGAAGGTTGGAGATTTCCAGCGCACCCTTTATCCTAAGACCAACAAGGTCTATAACGATAACATTAAAATTAATCCTAAGTATACAGGTCAGAGATTTGGTGACGAATTCATCGGACATTCCAAGAAGCAATTGGCTTCTATGGGAATCAAGAAGGTTGAATACGAAGCTAATTATGATGTCGGAGGATACGCACACGCTAGACGTGGCGCAACATGGGGAGCCTTGGGACGTAAACAGGGTGAGACAAATGTTGCTAAGCGAATTGATGATTATCTAAAGGCTGATTCTAAAAAGCCTGTGGATATGCAATTGAGTCAAGCTGATAGAGCACAATTAGAAAAGTGGTCTGAAAGAATGCGTAAGCCATTGACTTCAACTGCACCGACTCCTAATGATCTTGCTTCCTTCGGGGAAGGTAATTACAAGATTCCACGAAAGACTAGAGCGGGACGGGAATTTATTTCGTGGCCTGGTAAGGAGATTATGCTAGGTGCTACATGGGGAGCGGAAGAATCGACAACAAGTGTTGCCACACGGAGCATGGACACTGGTTTCGAATATCGTGGATATATGGACGATATCGAAAAGCTGTACACTGTAGAGGAACAGCTATTTATTCCTGACGATGAACTTGATCCTCATGGCAACGAGTCAGATTTCAATATGTTCCATGTGGATTTGATACTAGATTCTGAACCAGAAAGCCGAGCAAATCCTTATCACGATAAGGCTGGTAAGTTTGCAAAGCATTCTTCATCTAGTTCTCCTACTGAAAAAGTAGGAAAAGATCCTTCAAAGATTGCAGCAGCCAAAAATGATTCTGAATCCCGAGCTTCACGAACCTCTAAAGTGGAACGACGAATTATCAAGAAACCTAATATCTGTGAACGATGCCGATTGAATAATGACCCTAATAAGGTTCCTGTTCATCCGCACTGTGATTGTGATGTTATTAGTGATTCCGTTGAGGCTGGTGTAGCTGATCCAGAAAGCCGATTCCTTAAGCAATTAAACTTAGGCGATATTGCAATGGAAATTGTAGGAGATGCGGAAGGTGTGCAGCTAAATGCTGTGCAATTAAATCCGGATACTACTGCAATTCTAGAAGGAGAAAACGCAAGATTCGCTGATTTGGCGAGATGGCTGGAACAAATGCAGCCATACCTAGACCAGGGTGCACAGTTTGTGTCCATTGTGGTCGATGACGATACCGATGAGGCAGTGCAACAATCAGCAGAGACTTTGCAATCAATTGCAGAGGGATCGACAGAAATCTCTGAAGCAATTAGAA